GCAAAGGCGACGTATACCAAGTGCGTCCGGTAGGCGACCTCATCGAATCCGATGAGGATTTCGAAGGCTGCTACCGTTGCGACCGGCTGGTGGTCGTAAGGGCCGTCGAAAGACACGTCATCCTCACACCGAAACGCCGCCGGAAGGTCATCCGGCTCATGCAGCGCATGTCGGACGGCCCCTGCATCAACCTACTGCCGCGCAACGCCACACCGGAAATGGTCGAACGCTACGCTGCACGCGAATACGCCGACATGAGATACATCATGCGCGAAACCGAAAGGAGCATCGAATGACCCGCACCGAGACCACCGCCATGCTGTCCAAGCTGGTCGAGAAGAGATTGAAGAATCAGACCGCTTTTTGGGCGAGTGAGGTCAATTTCGACCGGAATACGCCTGAAGAGCGGCGAGTGGATTACGTGGGCTTCAAACCGTGGAATATCAACGGCGAGCCGGTGCCCGCAAGCGTGGAGAAAGGCTGCTTCGGATTCTACGAGGTCAAGTCATGCATGGCTGACTTCACGAGCGGCAACGGCCTGACGTTCTACGGCGACCAGAATTACCTGGTCTGCACGAAGGAACTGTGCGACGAGATCGTATGGCAGAAGATGGTGCCCGAGCGCGTGAACGCGATCCTTACCCCCGATTCGACCGGCTCGAAACTGATTCTCGGCCACGTGCAGTCATACAACGACATGTCATACCGGAGGCGTCCGGCAAGCGAAATCCTCTGGGCCATGGTCAAAGCGGACGGAAAGAGGACTAATTGAGCATCATGCTTGACGAGGCCAACGCTTACGAGCGTGGCATGGATGATGATTTGACTTTTCAGACGGTTCAGGAGCTTGCCGGTACAGCGTACATGGCCGGACGTTCCGCTCCACCAACTGATGCCGAGGTGGAGGCCGTGGCGAAAAAACTGATGTGGTGGGACATGGCACCAGCCTGGGAAGACGTCATGCCCAGTGAGGACTGCTTCTGGACTCTGGCCGAGCCGGAGATGCGAGCCAATTATCTCAGGGACGCTAGGGAAATGCTTGAAATCGCACGGAAGGCAGTAAGCGAATGAGCAAGACGATCCGATACGTGGAATGCGCCCACTGCGGCGAGACTGTCGGCACATATTACGTGACCTGCCCCTACTGCGGCTACCGGCTGGCATGGATCCGCTGTATGGCATGACCGACAGCGAATTCTACAAGCGATTCGAGAGCATGTGATGGAAGATGTTGGAATTCTTCTCACGCCACCACCGGACTTGGTGGAGATCGCTGACGCATTGGACATCATGGCCAAGCCGCACGTCGGCAGCGGTTTGGCGAACCTCAACTTCGACGGCCTTCCATGCGCCACGCCACGGCAGGAGGCCATCTGGATGGCATACAACGGAATCACAAGAGGAGAGGAATGAGCGATGGGCTATTTCCAGATTCCAGTCTCTTGGTATCGGGACGAAACGATGCTGAACCTCATGGACAAGAACCCCGCATCCATAGGCATTTACGTGATGATGATCTCTTGGTGTTCAGACAACAAAAGCTACGGAGACATACCATACGTAGACTTCCGATATGTCCTCGATGGTGAAGATGAAGAGCTTCAGGCGCTCATAGATGCAGGACTCATCACGAAGACCGACAAGATTCGTCTGCGCGAACCCGTCTACCACATCAAAAGCTTCAGACGCTTCGACCCGCGATCAAGGGAGCCGATCAGCAAGAAGCTTCGCAAGGCCGTGTATGAGCGTGACCATTACCGTTGCGTCGAATGTGGAGCCACCGATCATCTAAGCCTTGACCACATCATCCCGTGGAGTCTTGGCGGCGAGGACACCATGGAGAATCTTCAGACCATGTGCCGTTCATGCAATTCAAGGAAGGGGAACAGGGTCGATGTGGTTCAAGGTGGATGATTCTTTCTTCTCGAACCCGAAGACCGCGATGCTGTCGGACGGGGCCACCGCATTGTGGCTCCGTTCCGGCTCATGGTCGGCGCAACAGCTGACTGGCGGGTTCGTTCCGGCTCGCATGGTGCCGATGTTCCGTGGCTCCGACGATTCAGTGCGAGAGTTGTGCGACGCGGGATTATGGTCCTACGACGAGCAGAAGGACGGCTACCAGTTCCACGATTGGAGCGACTACCAGCCTGACGGTGAGGAAGTGGACGCTCTGCGCAAGAAGCGTAGCGAGGCAGGAAAACGTGGAGCCAACCGTCGATGGGGCAAGCCTGAGAATGGCAAAAATGGCAAAACCGATGGCAAATGCCATAGCAAACCTATGGCAAACGCATGGCAAACCGATGGCAAGTCGATGGCAAACTCATGCCCCGTTCCCGTACCCGTACCCGATAAGAAAGATGAAGAAGAATATTCTTCTTCTTCATCCAAAGAAATCGGGCTGAACGACTTCGAGCTGGTCAGGGAGAAAGCCCGCGCCAATGCCGCCATAATCCGCGATTACCCGAATCTCGACCTGTCAGACGCGTGGAACGCATTCTTAAGCCGACATTATGGCGAAAACCGCACGATAGCCGACTGGACGCGCCTGTGGAAGGGCTGGTGCCAACGTCGAGCCAGAATGAGCGGCATCCCACCCTCGAAACGCCACGTGCACACGTGGAAATGCTCTCACGTGCTCGAAGCGCTCGGACGCGACGAAGAAACGGCGCAGGCAGACGAAAAGGCCTGCGAATTAGCCGACAGACTCAACAAGGAGGAATCATGAAACACGACGAACCGGTAACCATGTGCAGCTTGGAATCGGAAACAATGTACAGCCTGGAATGGTTGAGACACGAGCGCCGCAAGGCATGGCGAGAAGGCTACGCCGCAGGGTGGAAAGACCAGGAATGCGACTTCCCGCCGCACACCACCGAAAACCCATACAAGGAGACCATCGAATGAAACACAACCCGTTTGAAATCGCGTTCGGCATCGTATTGACCGTCTGCCTGTGCGTCGCCCCGATCATCATATTCATCCTCGATTAAGGAGTCCAAAAATGAGTGACAACGTCAACCATCCAAAGCATTACGAAAACGGCCCGTTCGAATGCATCGAACTGACCTGCCTGTTGAGTTTCGACTGGGGCAACGTGGCCAAATACTGCTACCGCTGGCAGTCGAAGAACGGCGTCGAAGACTTGAGGAAAGCGTTCTGGTATGCGAAGGACGCGGTGATACACGGCATACCGCTCTATGCTGACACCGGCTTGTTTGACCAGCGCTATGTTATCTTTTGCCATTCGCTGTTCGGCGCTCTCGCGGACACCGATTGGGCAGGGCTTAAAGACCTTTGGCGGGCATTCGCGAACAACCGTTCGAACAAAGACATTCTAACGGCCATCAACAACAAGATCAACGAAATCGAAAATGAAGGTGAATGATGGGCGGATTGGACAAGGTTGAGAAAATTATGATTGGCGCACTGGTGGTATTCGTCGCCGCAATGCTCTCCCTGGGGGGATTAGGCATCTATGCGTCTTGGTATGCGGTCACCCACCACGATTTTCAAATGGAAATGGTCAAGACCGGTGACGTGACGTGGGCATGCCTCAAAGACCGAGGCACATACATCGGATGCAACACAGTGGAGGAATACAAGTGAAGAAAATACTCGAAGACATGATCATCAAGTGGCATCAGGCCGGATATTCGCTCGACGAGATCGCGCCGCTCGTGCCGCAGGTGCCGAAAGCCGAAGTCGCCGCCATCATTCACCAGTACGACAAGGAGACCCGACTTTGACCGACTGCCAGCACTGCCACAAGCCAATGAAACCGGCGGCGGCGAACATGCTCTGCGCAAACTGCCGTGAAACCTACTGGCAGCTGATCCACCAGCTCGGACACGTCCAACTGCCCGCCCTGCGAAGCATCATGCTCCGTCAGGCGCACATCGGCACCCCGGCACACACGCCGAACAAAGGCACCGCGCCACTGCCCATCGATACCCATGCGCAGGACCTCATCGCAGACAGCGAGGCATGGTTGGCCGAACAGGCAGGCAAAATACGCGCCGCATACGCCGCATACGATTGGCGTAAAGCATGGTATGCCATCATCAGCAACAAGCACACCATATTGAACATGCCAA